CAAAGCATCTCTTGTATGTGCGGGATACCATTCATCATTCATCTGTCCTAAGTACATACTTTCATGTAATAAATCTTTTAATTTAATCATTTTTTTAATCCCATAAATAATACATCAGCAACTTTCTTTCCATATTCTTTATCACTTGGATAGTGTGCTTTCGCACTAATTCTTGAATCTGCTACTTGTTCCCCCATAGATAAATATAGTTCAGCATTAGATTTATCTTTATTCGCCAATACCTGTCCAATCAAATATCCTTGTATTGCGTGACCACTTGGATAGGATGGAGTTTTCATACTATCTAATTCTGTTCCATTTAAATCTATGTCGTAAAATTCTGCAATCTGATATGGTCTTGGTCTATTATATTTATATTTTAATTCAAATATATACTTTACCGATTGTTTAATAATTTTTTCTATTTCGTTAATTGATATGTTTGCATCAGAAGTTTCAATCAAAGGTTTAAATGAACTTAATACATCATCTCGTTCCTTAACATATTCCTTATTAGTTTTTAATGATGCCAAATACTTTACTTCTTTTAATGTAGTTTTAGAATCATTTTCTGGCATCTCACATAATGGTAATTGTATATTTTCGTGAAATAATGGAGTTTTTCTATGTAGGCGTTTTTCGTGTTTTGGTATTATGGTTTCAACATATACCATATTTCTCAAAGATAATAGTTCTTTTAATTTTACCATTTTCTACAAGACCAATATCTAGCTTTATGTCTTGGTCCTGGATTGTCACAATTGTGTCTTGCTCTAAATGATTTACGTGCAGCAGGATTAGATTTTCTAATTTTCATAGTTCCACCTTTTGCTTTACCACCTTGTCCAAAATTGACCTTAACGACATTACCCTTTGGATTCTTAACATACACCTTAAATTTCTTTACATCACCCTGCATTGGTTTTCCAAGTTTTACCTTTCTACCACCGTACTCAGCTTCTACAATACCCGTCATAGTGTATCCAAATGAACCATCCTCAGCCCATATATCATAAGACTCGTCTAACTCATCATCGTGTAGTGGTTTTACACTTATACCAGGATAACCTTCTTTCTTACTTTTGTTTCCCCAATTCTTTGCACCTACCTTACGGCACTTTACCAAAGCACCACTGGCATAAGCAGATGGCCAAACATCATAACGAGCCTTTACCTTGTGATAACAAGCATCCTTTTTTCCAGCTGCCTCATCAAACTGAGCCTCTGTAATTGATTTACCAACTAATTCTTCTAACTTCATTTTACTCTCCTACTTTTTAGGTTTTGTTGAGACTCTGATTGGAGCCTTACCTTGTCCAGCGGATTGTTTTCCACCACGACCTGCTTTGTTTTGAGCAGCTCTCTTTCTACGAGTTGCACTTTCTTTATCTTTCTTACTCATTGAACGAGCCTTACTTGCTGGAACACATTTAGCATATCCTCGTTTTTTACCACTTGAACCACATGCTGGATGTTTACCACTTTTATCTTTCTTTCCGATATTCACCCATTTATCACTAAACCATTTCCTTAAATTTTCATTTGTAGGTCTACTACAATAAATACAAAGATTATCTAAAATCTGTTTGGCTTGCTCTGTTGTAATTTTTAAATGTTCTTTTTTTACACAATTAGGATATGTTTTACCAAACATCTTTTTAGTTCCTTTTTTCTCATACCCCTTCCAACACTTTTCATGTAAACAAACCTTAGTCATCAGCATGCTCTAATAATTTTACATCATCTTCAGCATTGTTAAACCAAAAGTCAATTACTTTAGCGAATGAACCAACAAATCCACCTAACATTAGTAGTAAAATCTCTTTCCATCCACCCATTACATCAACACCACTACTCATAAAATAAATCATCAAACCCAATATCAATGAGAATAATGATACAACAGCTATACTGATTAACCATTTTTTGTTTTGTCTAAATTTTATTATACCAATCAATTCTGTATTAATTTCGTGTTTTTGATCCTGAATATGCATTTCAGGTGTATCAAGTTTATTTTTAATATCTGCCATTTTGTTCTCCGTTAAAATACATCTTCAGCTAACATATCATCAATGGCACCTTTAATTTCCTTAGCGGAACAATCAACTTCACCATCCATATCAGCCTTCCAAGTTTCTTTTTTACTACCATCAAAAAATAAAGCTATTGATGGAAAATTTCTAAATCTTAATTTTTTACAAACTTTCTTAGCCTGTTCACTAGCAACAAAGATTATTTCACAATCCTGATATCCTTCAACACCTTTCAATACCTTCTTATCTAATTCTTGTTCCTGCCATTCTGCAGTAAAGATGGCCACGACTACACCACCATTAATTTTTTCCTTAAAATTCTTATCATTTACATTTTGTGAAAATGCAACAGAAAGAAATAATAATAATGATAATAAATATCTCATATCAAAACTCCTATTTATCCCTTTTTCTTCGTTCAAGGCTTTTTATTTCCTTTTCTAATTCTTTGATGGTTTCTTCATATTCATCTAATATATCATAGACGGCATCCATATCTTCTTGTAATCCACCAACTTGATTCTTATACTGTTCATAAGACCTTGGCCAATTATGACCGTCTGGTTTGGATGGATATTCCGCTGAATACAAACTTTCTAAATTTGGTAATTCTTTTGCTTCTTCAATCTCCCCTTGTAATGTATACCACATACCAATCAATGAGGCGAGGCCTGTCCCAGCACCTATCATTGTTTGTACGGATAGTGTAAATTTTGTATCTAAAACCTTATCTTCACTTATTTCAATTGGTTCTTTTTTCTTTGGTTCTTCTTTAGATTGTTCTATAACTGGCTCTGGTTCAGGATGTATTTCTATAGTTTTCTCTTCATGCTTTTGGGTATCCGCTGGAGAGTTCATTAGGGTATCTGTGATATCATCAAAGGAGCAGAAGCCCATCTCTACAAGAATTTCACCAATCGTTCCTTTACGACCTTTGACTTGTTCTTGTAAGGCTTTACTTAATTGTCTCTTTGTAATGATATCAGCATCACATAACAATTGTCCTAATTTGACTCCATCACTCAAGTCTATCTCCTAAATGTTGTTTTAGTTTCCTTACTATTTTTTTCTAACCACTTTTTATGTTGGTTAGCTGTCCTACCTTCAATAGACCATTTTTTATTTAACTTAGCCTTTTGTTGTTTTCTTAATTTTGCACTTTTGCTAGGCATTAATAATCACCTGTGTAAAATGTTGCATCTGGATCTGTACCAATTTCTATGTTTTCAAAGATTAATAATCCCAACTGATCTTCATCCCTATATGGATTATAAAATTTACCATTAGCCATACCAGAAATCTTGTTATCTTCATTCACATATATTTCTGATTGTGCAAAATCTGTATAATCAAAACTACCAATAATTTCCATATCCATTCTTTGTTCTCTTGTGTGTGCTAGTGTATCTGTTGGACCATAGTTTAGATATAAACCAGGATCTATTAAATCACTATTATCTTCACCATCCTTATCAACCCATATTGCAGCGTAGTGTTCTAATTCAGGTAATACCCTACCCACTTCTCTTTGAAAATGCATTACAAGTAGTTTTTTTATAGTACCATCATCACTTAATGTTTTTTCTCCATAGATATTTATCTGACCATAATAGGTAAACGGATTTATTGGATCCCCATTTACCCATAACTGCATCATTGGTTCTGATGAGTTTTCTTCTACTGTATTGTCCTCACAACTTGATGTGGTGAACATCGCTGTCAATAATACTATACCGAGAGCTGTTCTTACATTATTAAATATTTCCTCGTGTTTCATCTTAGAATCCCATAAATTGATAATTAATTCCTAATTTGATATCGTATGCTGGTCTTTCCCAATAATACAAATATCTTCCTTCAGCAAAGACTCCAAGATTATCTTGAACCTTTACTCCAAATATTGCTCCCATATCATAATCATTCCAATCATGCCACATAGCATCTTTAAATTGAAACTCGTATGGTTTACCTTTTCGGGCTAAGTGGTCTTGATAATGTGCAGCATTATGGTAAGCATGTGAATCATGACCATAGTGTATTGGTAACCAATTACCCCAAGCATGCATCCACCAATTATCACCATAATGATAAAAATCAACGCCCAATACCAATGAGGTTTCGTTTTGATTACCTAATTTCTTCTTTACTCCACCTATGTATTCTTCTAACATGCCAGGAAAATGATAGATAAAATATTCCCTATCTGTATAGGCAAATATACGGCCTTCAGCATCTCTCCACAACCAATCGTGTCCCCAATATTCACCACCTTCATTCCAAAAAGGACCACCACCTTCATCTGGATCTAGTGGAATCCACTCACCATTTCTAAATTCTAATAATTCATTATGTTTCCATATAGGTTTACCATCTTCATCATACCCTAGCAACATATCTTCATCATACCACATATTATCATCTATACCAAAAGCATCTTCAGCAAATGCCCACCAAGAACCCCCATACCAAGTTGTATCTAATACCATAGCATCAAATCCATAAACAGGATGGTTTCTATGCTTTACACCAATTGATACATGAAATTTATCATTCAAGGCTTCTGGTGTTAGATGTACTCTTAAATCACCATGAGTATAATGAATATCTTCCAATCCTAATTCGGTCATACCAACTTTTAACATTAACCAATCACCAATGTATCTTAACCAATATTCTTGATTAACATAATCATTTCCCCATTGGCGGCCTTGAGAATATTTTATTAAATACTCCCAACCCTTTACAGGGCCAAATGTAGCACTTTCATTAGCATTTGATTCTGTACCATCATACCAGGTTCCACCCTTACCAGCAGATTTAACACCCCTTTTTGGTTCATATTGAAACCTACCAACTTTTCTCAAACCAAATGATGTTTGAAAATCAGGTTTTAAATTTCTATTGGTTCTTTCCACTTGTAAGTCACCTGTACTCAATCCACCGATAATAGCAAATCTGTCATCTTGGTATCTTGGAGCATTTAAACTAAAACTAGCATATGCTGTTGAATATTTTAAGAACTTATCCGCAAACCTAAAAGAAAATAAACTCTTAGGACCTGAGAAGAATTTTGTTCTTTTATTATCTTCACTTTTAGCTTCTTTTTTAATTGAATCAACACCAAACAAAGATGAGATCAATAACAATCCAATCATAAGTTTCTTTAACATCTGTTTTCTCCTAAATTAAATTATAATCCCCAACGGGCTTTAGTTCCAGTATAATTATTTCTTACAGCTGTAGCTGGTATAGCCTTTTTGTAAAATCTAAACATACCCAATTTACCCTCAAATCTCTCACCATTACCTGGTTTAACAGTAGTGCCACCGAGATTGGTAGTACATATAGGTAATCTGTTAAAGTATTGAATTCCTGAAATGTTTGGATCGGATGTTGTACCAAAAACCTTACTTCCATTTATCCAAAAGTCTCCCTTATCACTACCACTTTCATCCAATACACTTCCATCTCCATATCTCCATACATAATGAGCCCACTTATTACTCATTACAGTTGTTACATAATTAGTACCATCAACATTTGTTAGATTAGGTTGCATGTTAGCACTACCACATTGAAAATAACTACCTGCAGATTCTTTTATTCTAAAACTACATCTATCTCTATAACTACTTGTATTGCCACTACCACCACCGTCACAAATTTGACCAGTACTCCATCCAGTACTTAAATACAACCAAGCCTCAACAGTTATTTCATCACCACTTGTAAAGAATGTATCGTTTTGTGTACTTGAACCACCACTAAGATGGTCACCAGGACCAGCAACCACCCAACTAATACCATTTGCTCCAGTCAATTGATAACTTGCGTCTATTGCACCAGGATTATTTAATGTGACTCCTTCGGTAAGATTAAATGAACTTGAACAAGTAGCATTTACCGTAGTGCTTCCTAATGCAACTAAATCATTATTATCTACTGAACTTCCTGTAGCTTGTTGTGATGCGTCATACCACAAATATAAATCTGTATCATATAATTTTGTACCTGCTGTAAGCATACTGCTTCTCCTAAATATTGTAATTATGTATTAATAAATATAAATAAAATGGATTATATGTCAAACCTAATTACAAAATTCATTTCATAATCATCACTTAATTGTATTGCTCTAGCTAATTTACCAACAACCAATAATTCATTGTCATCATTATACAATCCAACTGTAGTTACATAAGGTTTAAATCTAGAATGAGTTACAAAACCTTCATATTTTGATGCTGCAGTGTATGCTGTTTTAAAAGTACCAAGACCATTTATTGGTTGGTCTCCAGGAGGCATAAACGCTGACATTGAAATAGTTCCTTCTGGTAATGTTTGACTACCACTTCTTTGAAATGTGGCTGATACATTTGTCGTAGCATTATACTCACCAACTGCTGCATTTACCATATATTCATATTCATAGTTGGTATGTGTAGCTTTATACTTTAATTCATGACCAGTGCCTAACCCAACATTTTTATATGAGCCAGTATCGGTTATTACCATAACACCATGTTCATAAAATACATTACCTACTTGACTACCACTTCCTTTTGCAGAGGTTGGAAACTGAGTAAACCCACCACTTTTATATGCCGCAAAACTAGAAGAAAATACAGTATCATATAAATTACCATCACCGTCATCTCTTATAATAAATGTTTTATTATTAGATGTATCTTCTAATTCTATAGAACCAGGTTTTATCTTTTCTCCAAACAAGTCTTGTGGTATAGAAAATATCCGAACTGTATCGTGAATTTCTCTTTTTTGTTTATTTGTATCATTACCAGCAAAAACTTCATAAGGTTTATTCCAATTTTTATAATATAGTTTATTTACAAGATGCCAATTTGGTAAATCATAATATGTACCTAAACTAAATTTTTTTGTATATTTATTATAATTACCAAAACTTTGGGATTCAGCAGAACCTGTCATATAATTAAAACTAGATGATTTTGCACCGCGTAGAACAAAATGGCCACTAGCACTATGACTATTGGTTAATGTAAAGTCTTTATATACTTTATAAGGTTTTATTGATTTATTTAGGGGATCAATGTTCTTAAACATTTTTAACCTTTAGAAATCTAACTTAACTTTTATGATAGCTTCCCTTGAATATGATTTTAATACAGGTTTACTCAACTTAGCAACTGCTAAAAGTTCATTTGCATCATTATACAATCCAACTGTTGTTATGTAAACTTTTGGATCCTTAAAAAATGTAGGTTGTGTAAATGAACCATCAGAACCAGTTGCAAATGTTGGATTAGAACTAAAGTTATATCTCTTATTATTTATTCTACAAAAGAAATTAGTAGAACTTATTTCTTCTTCCCGTCTAACTTGAAAATATTGACCTGCGACTATTTTATCAAAAAGTTTTCTTGGATTATTATCAAATGCATCAGCAGAATCTCCAGTAGCAATTGGTGCTGAATTTGCACCATCTTTTAATTTTATTTGGTCAGCATCTAATATAATTAGCCCCAAATCAGGATAAAATAATCCTAAACCACCACCACTTTGATTGGCAGCTGTTGTGTGTATTTGTGCAGTACCAGATGCTATAGAACCAGTAACAACATTAAATACTCTACCACCAGAGTTTACAATTGGGTTGGCCGTAGCATTACTATCGTCAATAAGTCTAAAATTACCTAGTCTTAATTCCCAATTACCAGGATCAATTTTTTCTCTCATACGAGAACGCAAAAAACTTAAAAAATAAAAATTATTAGAACCAGTAGGGGCTCCTGTCATTGTAAATTTTTCTATAGTTGGTGGTAAAACTACTTGTGCAAATTGTTTATACATTGCGGCAGTTTCTCTACCACCCATTGTTAATTTAGTAAGATTACCAGCTGAACCACTACCTTCAAAGTGTGCATAACCAACATCAAATTGAATTTCTGCGGTTTCCGATGTACCACCTGCATTTGGGTCCTGGTGATATACTGATAAATACGAACCAGTAGCCTGTTGTGTAGAACTTGTAAAAAATGATGACATAGTTCCTGAACCACCACTAAAGATTCCACTTGAGATTTTTGTTTTTTGATTTTCTACTACATCGTTTTCAAAATCAAATTCTGTAAATACTGACATTGATTACTCCTTATACGACTGGTGCTGGTTTAACTGTTATTACTACATTAAATACTGCACCTGTTTCAATACCAATAACAGTTAAGTTCGTTGATTTCGCACTTGTTATACTACGAGAAACAACATTTACTCTTCTACCTGTAAGTGTTATTGATTTTTTTCTTTCTTCTTCATTTACAAAGACTGGTGTTGTAGCTCCTGTATTCGCCTGTAGATTAGAAAGGTTGGCCTGTGATAATCCTAAGTTTCGCATCACACCTCCTGGAGGTCCATATTGTGCACCAGCTGGTGTTCCAGCATTAGCTGGATTTGTAGCTGGATTGAAACCACCAAATAAAGCTCTTCTTCTCCTTCTTCTCCTTCTTCTCCTTCTTCTAACAAAAGGTGTTAGATTTGCTATTTCCGCATCATGTAATACAAACATATAACCACTATCTCTATCACTACCGTTACGAGTATTAGGGGCAACAACTTGTGTAATACCTGGACCATTAAACGCTAAAGACGGTGCAGGAACTTCTAATATAGGCATCTTAGCTGTATTCTTAGGTAATGTAATAAGTTTAAATCTCATCACTTGGTTCTCATCAACAAATGATTCCAACAACGGCATATTTTCAATTACCGCTCCATAATAATTAGAACCGTTAGGATGTGTTGTATCCCATAGATTATAATCTATCTCATCATCTGCTAAAGCAAATTTTGTTATCTGAAATTCATTTTGACCACGAGCCAATAACTCTCTACCTTTTTTAGTCAAAATAGCATCCACAGTTATACTTGTATTATTTAAAAAACCCATATTTTACTCCTATGATTGTAATTACGGTGAGATAGAACCTCTCCATAATAAATATAAAGAACTTAAATTTTTATTCAACAATTAATGGTGATTCACCTGGCTCCTGACTTATTAAGACAGTTGGAGATGTTATTGTAACCTCAACAGGTTCTTTTCCATCAATTGTATTATTCTTTGTTAATGTTATTGGTTTATAATAAACCCTAAATAAATTACTATCTTTTGCCATACTTTCAAATTCAGATGGGCTAAAAGATGCACTATATGGTAAATCTAAAGAAGCACTTATTTTAGAACTATAAAATTTATTTTTTACCTGATAATGTTCGGATAATCTAGCACTATCAATTATTGGTTGTGTTGCCTCAGTAAATTCAGATATAGTACCACCAAAAGTTATACTAGCACTTAAATAAGTATTACCAAATGGTCCAATAGGATCATGTTGGTCTAATACGTTTAGTGTATTAATTGCTAAACTACCGTTAGCACCACTTTCTTCACCATAACCACCAGCATTTATAGTACCTTCTGTTTGATAAAATTCACCACCTAATGTATAGACTGCCGCGTCAGAACCACTTTTATTATTTGAAATTTGTAGTCCAGCGTCAAAATGTCCTGCATTTTCATAATAAGTATTTTCAATTTGAGGAATATGTCCAATTATTTCCTTGTCTCTTTCAAGTAAATTAGGTTCAACCAAAACTCCTAATGTAGCATTTACCCTAGCAGGTATAAATGTTCGTATTTGGTCAAATATTCCAGAATCATAATACTTTAAAATTCGTAAATAATCAAAAAAATTATTAGCTTGTGAATATTTTCTCCAATAATCTCTCTGTGCCTTTTCTAATCCTCTAAAATCTGTTTCCCATTTATCACGAGGATCACCAACTAAATCATCAAAATCAAAATCAGCTAAAGAATAAATTATATCTTCGTTAATAACATCTACTGGAGAAAAATAAATACCAACCTTATTACTATCTAATGGTGCTAAATCAAATTCAGATGCAGCAACACGGGTTTCTGGTGACAACATTCTATTACCCAATTGTTGATCTTCAATTCTTATTTTTGTTGCATTTCTTCTCTGTGGTCCTATATTAGGAATTTTTAATTGCTCTTTATCCACTAAACTTCTAAAAAAATTATTCCCACCAAAACCATTTACACTAGCAGAAGTTAGGTACAATCTTTTGTTTGACTTATCATCTAAAGTATCAGAATTTGTCAATTCCACATTATCGTTCAACGGTAATCTAAATACTAAATTATCATAGTGTGATGAGGTTGTATTACCTACATAAGATTTTGGTGCTAATACATGATTATCAAAAATACTTTGACTTAAAGGTTCTGTCCATAGTCTATATTCCATCAATGAACCACTAAATTGTGAACCAAATTTACCATTAGCCCAGCCACCTAATCTAGCACCTACACTTGTAGTCCAATAGTCATTTTGTTTGTATCCAGAAGTTCCACTTCCACCGCTACCATCTACAATTACACTACCACTTGTTTTATATAAAATAACTTCACGAGTTGAATCATATTGTTTTGCAGTAAGTTCATATTTTATTTTTTGATTTTGACTAGCACCAACAAGTTGAGCACCACTTGAACTTACACGAGTCAACATAACACTCCACATATCATCATTATAAAATGGTAAAGGTCCAACAGAAGCTGAAACTGCACTACCATCGGAACCCGATATACCAAAATTTAAATGTCCATACGCATCGGTCAATCCATTATCCTTAGTATATATTCCCCATTGTTCATTTGCTTGAACTAATGCCATAGAACCAGAATTACCAACACTATATGGTGTTCTAAATCTAAATTCTACTGTATCTGGATATGTTCCAGCTGTTGGATCTGCCTTCCAAGTATGATTTACATATTGACCACCTTTAAAATCTAAAGCATAGTTAAATTTTCTTTTTATTTCATAACTTACCCTTTGACCTGGTAAATTAGGACCACCGTATTCACGAACTCGTAATATAGAACTCGGTATACCATAACAATTAATCAATCCTTTTAATGACCTTATAGTTCCCTTTGTTCTTGATAAATAAGGTAAACTACCTAATATTCTTTTGTAAATTTCTTTTGTAATATTTTCTTGAGTTTCCGCGTAAACAGAAGAACCAGTAGCATTAGTACCTAACAAATATTGTGGTAATTCTAATAAATCATTACCGTTTATTAAATTTAACCCTAATCCTTTTGCGACATCCTCTGTAATGTCCTTTGATATACCTTCTGTTAACATTGAAGCTCTTTCATTAACATCTGTAAAGTGTCTTGAATATACCCAGGTCTCATCAAATTGTTGTCCAATCATGTCCATAAAATCCATAAATACTTTATTAGTAGAATCTTCTGTAACATGGGCTGGTAAGTTTTTAACAATTCTTTCTTGATTTATTGTATCAAACCCTTGTCCATACGATTTCCAATTACTATACCATGCTGTTGCCTTAGAACTAGATATGGACATAGGTATATGTTGATTACTTACTTTTGTTGATTTTTTAGGAAAAGATACATTATAGAACTCACCAATAGAACTTGTGACATAAGATCCAGAAGTTTCATATATGTAATTTTCAAAGTGGTCAAAGCTATTAATAACGCCGTTTTTTAATTTTCTATATTTATCCCTATTTGTAGATGAACTTGAAACTGCGGTCCATCGAACACTTTCTGATTCGTAAGCTTCAATTGAATTTATTTTATCCCAAAAATTATCTATTCTTTTTTCAGCTGAACCATATTGGACTATTTGTTTAAAGCCATAATCATTAAAATCTCTATCTTCTGCATCTCGTCTACCATACGGAATATTTAATTCAGTATCCAATAGACTACTAGAAAATATTTTAGTAGACAATCTATCTCTAATATTATCAGTATCACCTTGTAATTCAGTAAAACTTTTGAAGTTAGTTTTTCTTGATCTAATTGGATTATCTTTTGAGTTTAAATTTGGTATTCGTAAAAATTGTAAATCTAAATCCTCTTCTTCAAATGGTACAAGTTGTACCATATCTTCATATACGGGCATCCCTTCTTCTACAAAATAAACCAGATCGTATGGTGAAATCTCTTTTGATAATGGTTGTGCTAACTTAAAATATCTTTGACAAGCACCAGGATTAATAACACCAACACCACCTTTCCAAAAACGCGGAGCCGCAAATCCAAGCTGAGCCTCAGAACTTGTAATTAATCCATCCTTACCATATCCTTCTGAAATATTAGTTACTAGATAATATTCATCATTTACAACCATATATAAATTTAATCTATTTACATCAACATTAGGAATATACATTCCCCATGAATTTCCTCTCATTCTTGAAACTTCTTCACCCTCTCTAGCACCCCTTACAATTTCACCAGTAGAAACTATTGGTCTTAAAATTCTATCAAGATCCGCAACTTGTTCAAATTGTGATGCGTTTAAAGTTGCTAGGTCACCATTAAGTTGTATAGTTCTATTTTGGTCTGGCCGTCTTTCTGCTCTTGAACCTTGTGGATAATAATAGGTAAATACTCCACCTTCATTTTCAATAGCATTTTGAATTTCTCCCCTAATTTCTCCCTCATAATCTTCAAAACTTTTATCTACTTTTATCTTATTATAATCTAATACTTCAACTACCGTAGTCCTATAATGATAATTAAATGCAACTTTTTTCTTGAGAGCTTGAGCGGATTCTTGAGATTGTTGTATTTGTGCCAGAACTTCAGGTGGAAGATTGGGATCATTTACTTCAGGAGATTCATCATCTATATCATATTCATATTGAAATGTAAAAACATCATCAATATATAGGCTTATACCTTCTACCTCCGGATCGAAACCAGGATCTTGGTCATATTGTGGTATAAGTTCTAATATATAAGGATCGTTTTTATCTCGTTTCCAATGTGCCGCTGGATACTTTAAGGCATTTTTACCATCAACACCACCACCTGCCGCATTAGTATCTTGCCATCTTGGGTATCTTTTTCTTCTTGTTATACTGTGTAATCTATTTTGATAATCCCATTGTGCGATATTTTGAACATCAACCATAACTTCTGTTTTATCTGCAGAATGTTCTAATAAAACATATTTGTTTGCCTTTTTCTTTAAAGGAATTTCTGTTGTACCATCTGAATTTAAAATATAACAATATTCTTTATTATCACGAATATCTTTTTTAATTGCTCCCCATTGTGGTGTATTATCATTTTTTAAATAGTAATATGGATATTTAGCACCATCAGTTGAGCCCGCAACTTCATTTAAAAAATAGTATTGTACCTTATATTTACCTTCATTATAACCAAGTTCTCTTAAATCTTCACCAATATTTAAATCAATAACACTATTATTAGTAACTTCAAAATCAGTACTTGGTATAATCTTACTTGTTAGTAAATTATCATCAATATCCTTTACATAAAGATGTATGTATTCGTATCTAAAACGACTATTTACTTTTCCAAAATTAGAAGAATCTGGTGTCGCATCTAATACTTGTTCTAATTTTTTTTCTGCTAATGAATATTTAATCATCACTCAATTCCGCTATTTGTGTATTTAAATTAGAAATTGCTCTATCTAATGCTATTTCTTGATCGGAAACTCTTTTTAATTTAGTTCTATTTTCTTCAATTAAAGCTAGTAATTGAGCCCTTAATGCTTCTATATCATCACTAGTGTCATTTGGTTCGTTTGGTCTAAACTCAGCACCAAATTTTCTTTCTTTTTTTAATTTAGATTCAACCTCTGTTGGTATAGTATTAAAATATTGAACTGGAACTCTAACTAACTGTATATTACTTGGATATGTATTACCAAGATTTTCTGGATCTTCATAGGATAAAATACACCCTTCAGCATTTCTTAAAGTTCTAAAAGAGTCTGGCGTAGAACCAGATATTTCTGCTCTAAGTTCTTCATCCTCAAAAAATTTTTTCAATTCATTTTTATCTGCATCTATAATTTTTTGATAAGATTCTTTTTGTTTTAATTCATCAATGTTATATGGCATTTTACCTCACCACTTTAAATTCATATCCATCATCATAAATATTAGATAGTTGGTCGGCACCACTACCACTCACAACCTTAATTAAAAATTTATAATACCTTTCTGGTTGAAATGCATCCATCCAAATATTAAAATAATTACCTTGTGAATCACAACTTACAATTGAACCAGTACTAAATGGAACAACAGTTTCACCAGTGACAGCATCTTCAATACTATAATATGTACCATGTTCCAATGCAACACTACCACTTGGTAATGTTTTGACATTAAGTGCTGTTGGTGTAGTATCAAATCCTCTTGTCGGATATAATTCTCTACCAACTAATCTAAATCTTACTTTGGATTTTTCTTTATATTCTGGTCTAATTCCTTTAAAATATACCGTTAATCTTTCTAAGTCTGTTGATGATAGTGATTGGAGAGAACCTGTACTCCATTGAGAATCATCCCATTCAACTTCTAATTTTGGTGGATATATCGTATGAGTTTCTTTAGAAAAGAATTTTAACATACCAAGATGTAAAGAGCTTGTTTCTGCAGAATCCGGTCGTTTTAGTAAAAATCCATTATTACCATATACCGAACTTGAAGCTATTTGATTATTAACTAAATTAGTTACTTCTATTCTCAAATCCTTAGTTTCATATTTTAAATCAAATGAATTACTTACTTCATATTGACCACTTAAACTTGAAGTGAACCAGGAACCACCCATCGATTCAGGAGCATTTAAAGCAAAACTACCACTTTTCCACGGTATAGTTCCACTTCTATATTTCCAACTAGCACCATCTTCTATAACTGGATTACTATCTGATTTACCACTTCCCTGTGTCCAACTGCCACTAACCATATACACATTTAGTGATTGTTCTGCCTTTAATTCCTCTGAACCAGCATCATATAAATTAAGATAATATTTAGCAGTTGTTGGTATTGTTCCAGCATTCCTTTTTCTAATAATATCACTATAGTCAAATTTAATTAAAGTACGAGAATTTTGATAAATAGTACCACTCTCGTCAATAATTTTTTGTACCTCTATTATAGGATCTAACCCAGCGTTTAATGATTGAGTTAAACCACCTTCATATATTGTTGTATCTGAATCTGGGTAAATAAAATAGTACATTAAATATCTCCTACAACTTTACCTTCTATATCTAAATTAGGAAATTTAATTTCAAATATACAAGGATCTAATGATGGATAGACAACTCCTTCTTTTGTTGCAGCATCCAAATCATAAACATTACCACTATATCCAGCATCAATATCATATTTATTTTCAATTAATATCATAGATTTTTCTGGATTATCTTCTGTTGGTGGAACTACACTTGCCACCCCTTTTACTAAAGAAATTTGATAAGCTATATCACTCAAGATTATTGGTTGATTTATTTGCCATTTTTCTACTCTAAAAAAGTTTTTTACTTTATCAATACACTTCATCAGTACTTCATTTTTATTATTTCCTCTTTGAGTAATAATTGCAAACTTAACAGAAAAATTAATTATAAAAGCATCTTTTATATTAATTGCATCTGTAACTAATCTATATTGTGATAGATAAATTTTTAAGTTAGTTTTTGTAGCCTCATTTAATAAAACAAAATTTCTTTTATAATCATAACCCAACACATACAAATTAAGGGCTAATGGATTACTTAATTCTTTTAAATCAGGTTTATCACCATCATCACCACCTGCTTTTTGGTCTAATTGTTCATCTTGAACTATGTGTGCTTTTGCAATATTACCATATTTTTGTGGTAATGAATAAACACGAGTTATATAGTCTTGTAATGTAACTGCTCTTTTTTGTGTAGCCATACTTGCCATAGCAGATAATTTTATTTCATCAATTGATTGGCCACTCGAACCACCAGTAGCAGGAAGGTCGTTGGTTATACTTAAACTATCTTTAACATCTGTTACTTTAGCAGCATCCAGCCCCTCTGAATTTAAAATAACATTGCCAGTATCTACATCTGTCAATTGTTCTGATAAAATATTATCAGTTATGGATCCACCATGAGTATAAGTAAAAGTTAGTGTTATATTACCTGGTGCTTGTCCGAATGTTTTTGTATTTAAAAAATTACTTGGATCGAAGGAAGCGTCTAATTTAGAAATACCAGTACCCAATGAAGAACCAACATTGTCAGGATTTGGAATCATTTCCTCATCAGCATTACTACTAATACCAGAACCAAATCGTATTTCTGTTTTACCGTCACTTCTAACATAAGTAGTAAATCTTCTAGCAGTTTTAATTAACTTCATCAAATATGGAGTTTCATCTTTATACTGACTCATATCAGGACTATTTACTGGATTATTTTCAATATCCTCAAATACCGTATCTTGTGCTAAATATGGAACATTATACCATTTATTACCATCATCATCAATACATGATGTTACTTCAACAACATTATTTTTAGATAAAATTATCTTATCAAACTTTTTAGCAGTCTCAAATGTAAAACTTTCAATAAAAGTATCACCAGATTGCAATAGTGCATTTTTAGTTATTTTATAATGTGTTGGTACATCATCCTCGGTTTGTGAAATTACAGCTCCTCTTGGATCAAATGATGATGAAGTTTTAAAATTTACATCATCCATTAATCTAAATTTAGTATCTGTTACACCAGCAATGAAAGTACTGTTTGCAGAAACTATAGGTGCATAATCAATATCAACAGTATAGTTATTATCATCAATTGTTTCTGCTGGAACTTCAACAGAAACTTTAGCCAAAACTGTTGAAGGATTAGATAATTTTGGAGTATAGCCCATTGATTGAACTATTTTAAATATGTTCTTTTTTTCTTCAGCACTATGTAATAACGATTCCCTAAATTGATTATCAATATAAAAATTTAATAAATCACCAACATAAGCTGTCATTTCAATAAACATCATACCAGGTGACGCTTCATTAAAATCATTGTATGCTGTTGGAAAGTATTGTTTTGCAAACTCAATGAGATTATTTCTTATATTTGCAAAATCCCTACCTAAATAATTAATATCTTTTTTGACACCCTTTACATTTGTTCCAAATTCTATTTCTCTTGCCATGTCTATTCACCCGCTGTATTAAAATTAAATGTTATGGTTTCAACTATATCAGGATCCTCTATATCAACACTAAATTCTATTGAAATAATTACTGAATTGGGTTGTTCATCTGGAGTTGAAACAAATATATTTTGTATTGTAACGTAAGGTAACCACTTTGATATACCGTCTGTTATAGAAGATTCTAACCTATTACCAATATCTGGTGTTATTGGTTCAAATAATATAGAAGTAACATCTGTACCAAACTCTGGTTGACCGACCCGTTCACCTTTAGAAGTTAAAAGTAAATTTTTTATATTACTAGAGACTTGTTCTCTAAGTGTCTTAGAAGTTGGAAAAAACCCACCTAATAAATTGTTATATGTTAATGGAAATGTTAATCCAAAACTATAATCTTCGTGTTCTGATAATTCCCTAACGGTATTTGGGTATGCCATAAATTATTCCTATTTTTTACTCTTCATTTTATTATGTTTCATTAAATCACTATAATCACGACTTAATGCATTTACTAATGATTCTGGTACATCTTTAATACCCACATTTTTTTCTTTTAATGTTTGAGCAACTGCCATGTTTCGTTGCATTTCTTTATTACCACCTTGTGCTGCTATAGAATCACCATATCCTAATAATTCGGTTGCCTTTGAACTGTCAAATGTTTTACCACTCATTGTTGGCCACTCTTCTTCATCTTGTGACTTATCATTCAATCCAACCGTTTCATTTAAAACTTTATTAAGTTCAGTATTACTTGTATATTGTTGTTGAACTCTTTTAGGTTTCGGTTTTGGTTTGGATTTTATAACAGGTTTTGACTTGATACTATTCTCTTTAATAAGTATCTCATTGACCTGTTTTTTGACTTCTTTACGAACTACTAATTCGATTATTTTTATTAATTCGCTTTTCTTCATAATATACCTCTTTAGTTAATTATTCTGGTTTCACAATGTATCCAGGTGCTATAGCTGGTGGTAGTGAAAACACTAATTGTAATGAATGTATTTGAAATGATTTTATCAAATATGTTGCAAAATCATCTAAATTTTTACTTTTAAACTTTACTACTTGGTCTATAAACGCACAAGTAAGTCCAGGCATAGTACAAGTACCACCACCAACAGTTGTAGCTCCTGCCCAAAATGCTTTTAATCCTATATCTAATGAAACACCAAGTGGTGTTGCTCCAAAAGTATTAATTGTTATATCTATCTGTGATTTTAATCCTGACTTATTATATTTCAATACTGGTCCATATAAACTCGTACCTACTATAACAGCCTTTTCATAAGCATCACTAATGGCAGTACCAGGATCACTTGGATTCTCATCCATTTTTTTTAAATATTCTGTTCTAAATAATGCCCAACTCATATTTTACTCTGGTGGGTGTTTATCTGACCATTCTTTTGCATAAGCATTATCCACTATTTTATGTTCTTTACTTAAAAATCCATCATCACCTTGAGCAGCTGAAGCTAATGCCGTTTTTATAGTTGTTAGTGAGGCTGCATCTACTACTGCTACTGCAGAAGCTCCTACCAAACCACCCTCTAATATAGAAACTATTGCCTCTATAACCGTTAGTAATTTATTACCCAACACCATAGGTTCTGTTGCTGTTTTTGATCCGATAGTTACTTTTGGTGTTTCTAATACTATCTCATTTAGTGCTCCAGCTACAATATCTTTACTACTTGATAAAACTATACTATTCTGATTTTGACTATTAAATATAATACGGTCACTATTTAATAAAATATTTTTGTCGGTATATGGTGGGATTGCATCTTCATGTTCACTTTTAAATGGTGGAGTTACATGCAAATCCTCTTTAGTGGTTAAGTATATACTTGAAGCATCCTTATCAATATCAGATTGTAATGGTTTTTCACGAGTATTTTTTTTATCAGGATCATCTAAAAATGGTTCTTCAAGTTGTTTTTTTAAATCCTTATTTCTCCATTTAGTTTCATCTGGATCACTATCTCCATTTAATAAATGTCCAGCAACTATTTGTATATTAGGAGATTCCTCTTCATCATTTCTTATATTACTACCCAATCTGATATGATTTTTAAACCTACCTTCAAATATAACATCACCATCAAAAGGCATTACTCTTCTGGCCTTATCATCTCTTTTTAATTTTTCATCTTTACTCATAGGAGTAGGATTTTTCTTTTTTAAAAAACTTACATTAGGTACTTGATTAAAATTATTATTACCAAAAATATTTAAAATAGAAGTATAAAATTTCTTACCCATAAATTCTATACCAATTACTATTTCATGTTGTGCTGGTAAAGCATACATATTTGGATTTAAAGGTTTGAAATAATCAAAACCTTTTTCCTCACCTTGTCTTGAATAACAATATCTACCTTTTATAGCACCTACATAAGCATAATCCTCTACTTTCTTACCATCAGATAATTCAATTTCATAATTATCTGGAAATGTATCACCTTGTAAAACTTCCAAAACTTCAACAGGTTCCATTATATATAAATCAGATCCTTTAAATACAGAACTAATCATTTGGGAAATAGTACTTTTAGTTATAAGACCATCTGTTGTTGAAGTAGTTCGAGAACCACCTGTACCATGTTTTATTCTATATGCCACTATTTTTCTCTACTTGATATAATCTTATCACTATAATCTTGAACCTCATTTGATACTTCTTGGATACTGGCTAATAGTTGTTCTTTTTCTTTATCAGTTATTCCAAACTCATCATCTGAATTTGATGTTTTTTGTTGTGTTGCAATTCGTTGAACGATTGTGGCGAGTTTAATTAACTGTTCATCATTCTTTACATTGATTTCTAAATACTCTTTCAACATAGGAATAATAGTAACAGCTGTATCTCCATCTTTAATGAAGCCAACAACCTCTTTCATTAAGACTTCGAGTTGTTGTTTATTTTTGTTTGAATTGTCGTAGATGTCTTTAAAGATATCAGATAAAGTCTTACCTTCAAAAACTTCAAAATCTATTGCCATAATATTTACCTGTAATATTGTTAATAATAAATATTACAGCAATAGAAAAATGTATATATTATTTATATAACTGGCCTATCAAACCAACTTCCTGTTTGTGTGGTTACAACAGAACCAGTAGATAAGTAGTTTTCTTGTAGTTTAAAGTGGTGTTTCTTCATCACATTAATTACTCTTGTGATATGTTGTGTGTTAGAACCAGTCATTTCACGAATAAGAATATATAATGCTTTTTTATTAAAATTATCAATGTGCTGTCTCATATCCATCAATTCAACAACAGAATTTGCTACATCTAAATCTTTTTTTCTTTTAAATACTGCGGTTAAATTATTTCTCCAATATTCTGCTAAGATACTAACATACTCTACTTTCATCTGCCTACCATCATAACTTCTTTCTTCTGAAATAGGATCTCTTTTATGGTCGGTTATTTCTGCGCCATCATGTTGTTTCATTCTCTTATAGTTGTTATTATTGTGAAGAATCAAATAGTTCTTTGCTACAATACTAAAGTATGAGAATGCTTTACCTTTACCTTCTTGAAATTTATGCATATTCATATATAAAAATGATACTACCTCATGTTTAACATCTTCACTTGGAACATCAAAATAATAAAACTTAAATGTATGAATTATATTTTCCGCTAGTTTCTCAAATGCCCGTTTTATATGGTCGTTGTAAATACGCTCACGGATAACAGAACGAGTTTCTTTATTATGTCGTAATATTGCATCTTCTGTTCCTTGATGAAAGTAATATCTTGGTGAACCTTTTTTTGCTTTTCTTGGCATTATATGTCCTTGTTGTTTATGTTGGTTAAATCTTTAATTGTGTTTTTAATTCCATCAAACACTACACCTATTTCATCATCAGATTTAAACTTACCTTCTGAATCCAATTGTTCTAATGTAGTATTTGCGTCTACTACTCGTTGTGAATAATCCTCAACCCAATCTTCTAACCTTTCTACCTTTTTAAAAAGATTAAAACTTGTGTAACCTAATGTTAATGTGGTTACTCCTAATATAATTTCTAATATCATTTATCGTTCCTAAAAAGCTCTCTGATTTTTTCCCAACGAGTTCTTTTCGGTTTCAGATTATCAAACATACTGTTAATCCTAAGTATCTCTTGATTAATGATTGAATTCAAAAGGTATCTGGCTCGATGATGCTTGTGTTTGGGAACATCCAATTGTTCCATAAGTAAACCGACCTCATCATCAATCTTTTCAGCCCAACTCTTCTTGGATTCCTGATATTGATGATACTGTCTCATTTGTCTAATAGACATATATACTCCTATTGTTTTTTACCAAATAATTCATCGAATAAATCCTTGGCATTATCATTATCCGATTTTAAAAATTTTGATGTAGTTTCGGTTGCCTTCTTAATTTTCTCAACACTCTTTTTTACTTTTACTTTATCCTTTTCATTGCCTTTCATCCATTCATCAAACTCAATGTGAGTTGCCATCATATCTGCCTGATGAAGTATGTAAGCAATATTAGATTTCAAATTGTTTTGTGGAAAATAACTTTTCAAATAACTCTCATTACCTTGTTCATACAA